TATTATTTCCTCCTTTATTTTTTATAATTAATTATATGTAGAAAATAACACTTTTAGAATAGAATTATCATCTATATAAAATTTAACAATCAAAGTGTATAATAAAGCTAAAGGTGATATTATGAATGAAAATACAATAAAGAATATTTTAGATAAATTATCTAAATCAACTTTTAGAAGCCGTTTTATCTTAAAAGAAAATGAACTAAAATATATAAACGATAAAGGACTAAAAACCATTGAAAACCATGCCAATGATTTTATTAGTAAAAGGTTAGCACCTAAAGAAATACCAAATGATGGTAAGCAAACCCCAATGAAGGGACACCCTGTATTTATTGCTCAGCATGCAACAGCAACATGCTGCCGCAGTTGTTTATACAAGTGGCATAAAATAAAACCCAATAAAGAATTAACACCAACTGAGCAAAAATACATAGTTAATGTTATTATGGAATGGATTAAAGTACAAATGAATAAATAATTTTTTGTTTAAAAAAGGAAATAGACTTTTGACCTCGTATAATTAATAATAAGGAGGTGAAAAATGCCATTCAACAAAAAAATAAATGGATTTCAAAATGAAAGTGAATTTGTCACTTATTTAAATAATCGCAAAGTAAACAAATTAAATCCCCTTTTTCAAGATTTAATAACCACTTTATATAGTAATCTAACAGGTGAAGAAATAATAAGTTGTAAATTAAATTCAAACCTTCAAAAAGCTGATATCTATATTACAATTAACAATATAACTAAAGGGGTTAGTATTAAAAAAGGTGTTAAAAACTCTGTACATATTGAACCGATTAATGATTTTATAAAATTTCTTAAAAGTAACCAATTAAAAGAAAATGTCATTGAAGAAATATTAAAATACCATTATGGTGATGGAACGTCAAACGGTACCGGAAAAAAACGCATAAGCTCTGAAGAATACAAAAAATTCCACCAAGATAAACTTGACAATATAAACAAATATTTTAACCAGGAAAACATTATTAAAGCTGCGGTCAATCGCTTTGTATTAATTGGAAACAACAATAATGTTTCAATCGATGCACTAATTTATGGAGTTATTGATGATTTTATTTGGATTACAAAAGAAGAAATCACAAAAATAGTTTTAAGTAATAAAAACATTAAAAAAACTGGGCTTGCCTTTGGATCTTTGTTCTACCAGCCAATGAATAGATGCCTAAACTATAACCCAAAATATGAGTATTCAAGAAATTACATTCAAATAAAATGGTATCATTTATCAGATGATATCATTGAAATAATGTCTATGAGAAATAACCATCTAGCAAACGATAATGAAACATAAAACTGGAATTCTACCACTACACTCGCAAATCATAAAAAAGTATGAAAATTTTATTGACAAAATTCATATACTTAAGTATAATTATAAGTGCCTACTAATTTGCGGGTGTAGTTCAATGGTAGAATTCCAGCCTTCCAAGCTGACTACGGGAGTTCGATTCTCCTCACCCGCTCCATATAAAATTTTAAACCCTTGATTTTTCAAGGGTTTTTACATACATTATTTTAAAAAAACTCCCAAAATACTCCATAAATATTTTTTAATTTTTTTCAAAAAAAGTCCCTAGCCCCAACGGGTACTAGAGCTCAGTCACACTTTAATTGTATCGTATCCTTTGTAGTTTGTCAACAAACTCTTTATCCTATTTACTATATATTTCAAATTCAACATTTTTTTATTTTTTCCAAAAAAACGCTTGACATCTAGTACTAGATGTTGTATAATTAGTACAGAGGTGAGGAAAGTGAGAGCATATGGTTATAAAAAAAGCACTGAATTTACGAGAAAGCAGATAGGCGTAATTTTTGCAATAGATCTTTATACTACATCTAACTTCGATTGTCTTTCTTATAAGTTGCAAAAAAAAGCCAATAGGAACTTTGTTTAGGAGGGATTTTATGGAATTTAATGAAACAAAATATAAACGCGAGTATAATAAAGAGCATTACAAGCAATTTAAAGCAAGTTTGCCAAAAGACTTTAAAGACGAACTTGATGATTTGTTAGAAAAAGCTGCTATATCAAAGCCAAAGTTCATTTTTATGGCAAAAGAAAAATTAGAAGGAGATTTGTTTATGAAAGCAAAAATTGTAAAAATTGAAAAAATGATTGGAGAAATAATAGATAATGCTATAGATAATTACGTTGCAAAGTGGGACACAACTAACAGCTCTGGTAACATGAGCCGCTCTGATTGGGAAGATGGCTGTAAAGGCACTATAAGGGGCTTCGATGGCAAGATAATCAATTATATCTATTATAGAGACTTTAAAGATTTATATTATAACTTTAAATATGATTTAGAAAGTGCTAATGATGAAGTTTTAGACAGAATTATTGAATATCTTGATGAAGAAAAAAGATATACTGATTATGAAGATTTAGACCAACATAATTATGATATTTCTGATTTTGTTGATTTAGTAAAAAACGAAAAAGAATTAGAAAATTTATAAAATTTAAACAAAAAAAGGTGCACAACGCACCAAGAACACTCTAGGCTTTTCTCAACTCGCAAAAAATTGCACAATACTTCACCCTGAATGTCACTTTAATTATAAATAATTAAGAAGAGTTTGTCAATAATTTTTGAATATAAAAAAACAGTTAGCAAGGTCTTATCCTCACTAACTGTTTTTATTTCATTCTAATACCATCAATAACTTTTCCATAAATACCAGCATAGCTATTAGCTCCGCCAGTATCTGCATTACGACTATCTACTTCTGGAAGCCAAGAACCAACTTTAAGGTGTGCTTGATATGTTACATATCCTTTTGTTGATTTTATTCTTACACCATCAATATTTTTACCATAAATTCCTGCGTATGAATTTCCATCCGTTTTATTATTCTTTTTATAATTGTTTGAAGTGATATAATCAAGCCAACCTCCGCCAACTGTATGGACTTGAATTTTAATTTCTCCATATTTGCATTTAGCTCTTATACCGCCCATAGCATTACCAAAATTACCAGCATAGTCATTGTAATTAACAACTTCTGGTAACCATTGCTTTTTCATATTATCATAAGATTGATATGTAATATCACCAGTTACATTGTTATTAGATGTATTTGTTGCCGATACCGTAGCTTCACCTAATTCACTTCTAATCATATTTAAAAAACGCTCCCACCCCATATCAAGTGTACGGTGTGGACAATATTTTTTAGAATAATCTTGGTGTTTAGTTACTTTATCAATACCCCAGTTACGCTCTTTAAGAAGTTGAGCTATTAATTTAGCTGCATTTTGTTCGGCTTTAATAAATCTATCGCCACCACTTTTTGAGTAACAAATTTCAATAGCTATTCCTTCACGATTTCCTTTTCCTTTATTTCCATCACCTGCGTGCCAAGCATTTCTATTTAAAGGAATGCCTTGTACGGCTTCTTTATCATCAACAGCTATATGAAATGATACCTCATTGTTGTTATTAATCATATAGCTAATCTCATTATTCGCACTCGCGTCATTAGCTGTGTTATGAACTACTATTCTTGTTGCGTTCATAGAATAAGGACATTTTATATTATATTTGCTAGAATTTACTAACATTTGTCTTACTTGCATATTATTCCTCCTCTTTATCAGTTGCATATGTCAGCCAGAACATAGCCTCTTCTAGCTTAGTAATAGTTAAACTCTTTTCTCTTGAATTTTTAACTTTTTCACTTTCTTTTAACTCATTGATAAAATCTTGTAATTTGTCTACCATATTATTCGTCCCCCTTATTTAATAGATTTTTAAACATTTCATATAATCCAGTACTAGCTAGTCCACTAAACATACCACATAAAATAACCTCTAAGTTAATACTATTTAAATTAGCTAATACATTTAAAATTGTGCCTAAAACAAGCATAATTAAAGGTATAAATTTATTAAAATCATTATTATTCCATATATTTTTAATGACATATCCTACACATAAACATATACCTAAAATCACTACATTAATACTATCTGCTAAAAAACTTAAATCCATATTATCTACCTTCTTTCATTAATAGCTCCCACTTTGAGTGGATATAACCATTGCCATGATGAATGGTCACGTATTGTTCAAATTCCTCATAAGCGCGCTGAATTTCAGCATCAGTAACCGGCTTACCTAGTTCAACGTCTGACAAAAATCTAACCAGATAATTCTTACACATGTTTTTATTAGTATCGTTAATAGCACGTTCAAGCTCAGTTAGTTTTGAATTTCTTTCAAGGTCTTTTTTTCTATTGCCAAAATAAGTATTTAAAATAGTTGTTAAAGTTGAAGGGACTGCTACAGACAATCCACCTATAATTGCTACAATAATATCATTCAAGCTTTATCCTCCTATTATTTTCTAAAACCAACTATCGAGTACAATTTGACGTTATTATTGCTTGCCACAAATCCTTGCAAATTGTCTTGAGCTGTTATCTTAGACGATAATGCTCGCCCTTCACCATAAGTGATTTGATTTTCCGACCTGATCCTAAATGATCTTATTACCGTTTCCCAAGCATAATATCCCCCAGTATTACCAGCATTACCAATGCTAATTATTACTTTGTCGTCGACTTTAGGCAAATAGACCTCAACGCTAGACAGATTTTTATTATTCGAAATTCCAAAAAAGATAACTCTCTGATAATTTGTAATATCGTCGTTCAAGGTTATAATCGTATTGTTTGCGATTTCCGAAAACTCTTTATTAGTACTATATAGTACGGTTGGTAATAATTCATTAATTGCATTAACAATACTTGATTTATCGGTTGTATTTAGCGTTGATAAATCGCCAACATTGGTGTCATTATCATTAACAACTGACTTGATTTCATTTAAATCGCTATCATTCACTTTATTTACGTCAGCAATTTGTGAGTTGGTATTTAATGCAGTTTTATCTGCATAAGTTATTTTTGCCATATTTAACCTCCTATCCTAACTCGTTGATTGTACGAGTAAAATTTATTTATTTCAACATTTCTCAAATTGTAAGTTAAATAACTTGTCTTTTCGTCTTCGGAAATTAATTCAAGACTATTAGCAGTTTTGTTTAAAAAAAATGTCATAAGCAGTTCATAACTCCCGTCATCTTGCAATGTAGCTTGTAAATTCGATACAGTATTTGTTCCATCTTGATAGTTAATTTTATATTTTGTTAGCTTTAAATTATCATAATCTTCCGGATTATTTATTGAGGTATTTAGTTCAGTTGCTGCCGTTGGGTTATATATTGGCTGTGGCCCATTGTTATTTACGATAGATATAGTGTTTACAAAGTTTAAGTATACGGTCTCATAAATGTTTTTTGTAAAACCATTTGTATTGGAAATTATTACATTGTTATTTTCTGAGCACAAATCCATCTTATCGACCAATACGTCATTCAAGTAATTAGAAGGTACCTCTATTGTCGACATAGTCGTTACACCATTTTGAGTCTTGTTATAAAGATTTCTCGCAAAAACTGGGTTATTATCTGAATACAGTATTGCACTATTTGAATTTAGTGAGTTTTTATCTGTAAATGGTTCGCCATTGTAGTTAGTTTCGTTATATATTTCTTTGATATTAGGTATATACCAGTATTGTGGTTGAGGGTTTATCATATACGACACATAATTTAATAAATTGAACTCATTAGTTACAAATAAAGCACGTCTATTATAATAAAAATATTGTTGACTGCTTATTAATTTTGGCTTCCATTCATCATTAACAAGCCTTTGTAAATAATAATCAGCAAATACATCATTATTTGTTTGTGTTATATTATTATTAAATTGAACATAAACATCGTTGTTATTTTTGACTATATAGATGGCCTCTAAATTACAAAAATTATAATCGCCCAAATACTTTTCATAAATTATTTGAGTTTGATTTGTCGATTCATTATAGTAATACAAACCAATGTATTTAGGCATAGTCTGTCCGTTAGAAAGTCTCCATTGTTGATTATTTAATACAAAATAAAGCTCATTTCTATTTAAAAATATTGACTGATTTTTATAATTTGAAGTATCATGTACTGCATAATAATTAACAGTAGTTATTGTTTTTAGATTAAATGAAGCTTGTGTGAAATCTTTAGTCCATAAGCTAACATTTTTATTTGTTATTATATTTTGTGACAATAAAATTCTACAAAAGAAATTGTCATCTTGAAATTCAACGTAACTAGCACCATAAAGCCAATAATTATTATCACTATCCCATTTGTTCCAATCATTTTCATTTCCTACATTGACCTTTAAGTTAATTACTCTAATACTATCAAAATCTGGATCGTTTTGATCTTTTAAAGAAACACCAGTAAATACATAATTAGATGAATTAACGTCTTTATACATATCTTTGCAGTAAAAATTAAAATAATCTGTTGGAAAAATATAACTTTTTTGAAGTGTTAAAACATAATCATTATTTATTTGCTGAGTAAAGTTATTAAACATTAAAAATCTTTTTTGACTTGTTGTAAAAGACCATTCTTCATCTCTAGGGAAGTCTGGGCAATCAATAGCATAAAATGTATTATCTTCTGCTTGTGCCATACACTGAATATATCTTAAATAAGTACCGCTATCATACTGATAAATTGATTTAAGTGGCTTAAAATCTTTATTTAATATCGTTATAATACCACGTACTTCATCATCTGTGGTTTTATATCCTCCGTATAACACCAGCAATTCACTATTCTGTACTTGTATAAGTCCTTCATATCTAAAATTGTTCCAATGTTCTGGCAAAATATCATTATTTTCCCAGTCATCTCTAGGAATGTTATTTATACTTTGAAATATTTCTTCTTCAACACCACTCTCACTCGGCATTTTACCTAACATGTAATCTAATAAATTTTTCTTTGCTTCTTCTGTCATAAAAACCTCCTATTGTGTAAATGGTGCGTTTAATGGTGCGTTCAAAATGTTGTCTCCCATTTCAACCTCGATTAATTCAGCATTATCGAATATGATAAGTGCTGTATTTTCTATATCAACATTACGGGCTATATATTCGCCTTGTGAGATGTTTCCATTTGCTTTTGACCTTTGATTATCAAAATAATTGATTGCGGTTTCTGCGTTGAAATTATTTGACAAAGTGTAAGTATAGAATAAGTATCTTTCTTCGTTTACTTGGATAATATCAATTGTTTTAGATTTAACCATATAAGTATCAGTTAGTTCGCTAATTGGTGCATTAAATTGAGCTTGTTGCCCTATTTGAAACAAGTCGTTTTCGTATGTTTGGATAGTCAATGTTATTTCAGCTTTACCCTTAAATTGAATATAAGACTGTCCTATTGATTGAAGCTCGCTACTTGATGTAGCGTCGTTTCGTTGCTCGTATCTTGAAATATTTCCGTTTATTCCCAGTTGAGTATTAATTCTATTTATCTCAGTTGGGTTAATGATAACTTCTCGCCCTTGCACGATTGGAATATAACTTATCTCAATTTCTGTGCCAGCGGTATAAACTGTATTAGCTTCAAACTGATTATTATTGACGGTGTAATAAAAATCCGCTGTTATGCCTAAATCTTTTTCATCGCTCGTTGCGAATGTTGCTGATGTCCCACCTACTGTTATTGAGTTGATAGTACCTATTTTTTGTTCTGTTAAATAGGTTTTATCGTATCCGTTAGCAAAAATAGTTTGAGTTTGTTCTACATTTCCGTAAACCGCAGATGATGTCATGACTTGTTTATTACGATAATCATTAGTGCTAAAACTAAACGACATATCTTGAATATTGTTGGTTTCCCAATATTCTTGCGTGTATTCAATATCAGGGGCTTGTGCCATCTTATCAGAGTCATAAAAGTTAACTGCTAGGGTGTTATTATCAATTCTTGATGTGTACCACTTTGAATTAGTTATATCAGCTATATATTGAAGTACATCATAAGCCGACTTATCTAATGTGGAATAAGCACCGATAATGTCGTCTTTTTTGGCTATATCGATCGTTCCAACCGTAAAACCATAACCAGCTACGGCATTAACTACCATTTGAATAGCTTCCTCAACACTTTTGTTAGCGATTACGAAATCTAGGGTATTTCCCTCGCTTAAGAAAGTCTTATAACTAAGTACTTGTAAGTCGCAAGTGTGAGGCTCTCTTGGGTTAAGGCTTATGTTCCCAGAGTTCTTGACAACACCGGCAAAAATTAGCGTTTCGTCAAAATAAATCAAGCATTGTGAGTAGTCTTGAGGGAAGTAGAAGTTTGATGTGTAATCTCTATTCTCTTCCCACGATTTCGGATAAACTCCGTTAAGTATAAAGCTAGATGTAGATAAGAATTCCTCTTTTATAGAAATGTTTTGGTCTGTAATGACTTCTTCGCCGTTTATAAGTATCTTAAGCATTTGCACCCATTCCTACATTGTAGTCTGACCTAGCTCCACCACTCACACTCTTAATTCTATTAACGACTTGACCTAATGGGTCAGTCTCGAATTGATTATTGACTACTACACTTACGTTTGGATTATACGAACTAGACGCACTAGCTAATAATGACGGACTTAAATTTACCATGTCACTGATTGTAGCATTTAAATCATCTTGCATATCTTCCATGCCTTCTTCTAATCCTAAGACGTTCATCCGGCCAAAATAAGCAAATTCAGTTGACGGTGAGTGGATCCCGAACAACCCTTTGACAAAGTCAAGAACATTTCCAACCCAACTTTTGATTTTATTTTTAATCCAAGTAAAACTATCGCTTATCCCTTGCCACAAGCCTTTAACCAAGTCTTTACCAGCCGAAATTATATTAGATATTCCGTTCGCAATCCCTTCAACTATAGCTTTTACCATTTTGGGCCCCGATGTAACTAGCGATGGCAAAGCATTAATAAGACCTTGGATTAACCCCATTACCAACTTAGGTCCCGCAGCCAACAATTGTGGTATCGCTCCCATTAAACCAGAGATAAGGCTACTTATAATTTGTGGTAAACTTTCGATTAAAACAGGAATAGCATTAATTAAGCCAGTGATTAAACCAATCAATAAGTCAATACCCGTCTGAATTAGTGCTGGTAAATTCTCTAACAAAGCTGGTATGATAGCCATAATTGCCGCCACAAGTTGCGGAATAAGTGTAGGCAACATTGCCGATAATTGATTAATAATGCTGGTTAAACCGGTAACTAATTGCTGAATGATTACAGGCATTTGAGCTGTTAGTTGAGTTAAAGATGTTTGGATTAATTTTAATAGCATTTGAAACAACTGCGGTGCGATAGCAATTAAACCTTGTATTATTTGAGCGGCGCCACTTAAAATTGGTGGTAATAAGGTTTGAAGCATTCCCGGAATTTGTGGCACTAAACCATTGAATAACTCGACAAGCCCACTTGTTATAGATGGTGCTAATTTACTTACGGCGTCTCCAATGTTCCCAAAAGCGGTTAATAAAGCGTCTGATAAAGTTTCTACATCGCCAGTTCCGTTTAAAAAGTTATCCCAAGCAGCTTTAGCCGCATTCATACTACCAGTTATTGTAGTTTCAGCTTCCAAAGCGGTAGTACCAGTTATCCCCATATTTTCTTGGATAACATGGATGGCTTCAATAAATTTGTCAAACGAAATTTGGTTGACATTTTCAGCAGTAGCAACCATTGTATCGCCCAAAACACCAGAGTCGTTAATCAAACGCGCCATTTCTGATTGAGTACCACCATATCCTAGTTTTAAGTTATCTAACATCTCATAATTGCCACGAGCCAAACTTTGATAAGTTTGTACAATACTGTTAATATCGGTACCCATTTTATTTGCGTTATCCGACATATCTTGAACCGCAACATCGGCAATTTTGGCTGCCTTTTCTGTATCTCCGCCCAAGCCTTGTAACAATCTCGCACTAAATGACGTAATTGTTTCCATGTACTGGTTAGCAGACATTCCAGCTGTTTCATACGCTTTTTTAGCGTTTGCTATAACTGCGTCAGCACTATCTTTAAATAACGTTTCAATACCACCTATATTTTGTTCTAAACTGGCATAAGAATTAACACCTGCTGTAACAACTCCAGTTATTGCAGCGGACAATGCACCAACAGCAGCAATACCAACACCAGCCGCAGTCTTTAACCCATTACCTAACCCAGACATAGCTGAATTGACCTTACTATCATCAGCTTCAAACGTAAAGACTACGCTACCACCATTTTTTGCCATATAATCACCTCCTCTTTAAAAAAAGCAAGGATATTATTTGTACCCTTGCTAATGCCAATGAGCTTATTATTCAGATACAACTGAACCTTTTCCGTTGAACGTAATTTCGAGTGAGAACTCGCCTTCGTCTTCAGCAGCCCCACCTAAATCGGATAGTTTCAAATTAGCTGGTACTTGGAATTTTGTGTATTCAAGAGTTCCAGTACTAATACCAGTTAATAATTCAAATTGAATTAATTGGTTATTAAATTGAGCAATAGTACCAGTTGAAATCATAGTTGATAAATCGCCTAATACATTTTGAATGGCTGTATTATTCATATCGATTTTAACTGTTGCTTCAAGTCCCATAGCTACACCAGTTAAAACTGCTCTTTGTACTGCGTCACAAAATACATAGAATGTTTTTTCTTCAAACTCTGTATTAATAGTGACTTCGCTTGTAGTACACATAGTAGTAAATGTTGGTGAGTCACTTGTCGCAGTATTTAAAGCTAGGTTCTTGATAAGTTCTCTATTATTGATAAAGAAATTAGTTCCCTTCATTGTTTACCTCCTCTTCATAAACTTTAGTAATAATTGTTTGCAGAGTAAGATTGTATCCAATTCTTCGTATGTCTTGATAATCAATGCTTTGTGGGTTTATTACTTGCTTAAACATAAGTCTCCAAGTTTCGACCGTATTACCGACCGTAAATTGCATTCCTGCAGTTTGTCCGATTAAATTTCCAATTAAATCGGCAGTTTCTTTTTCTTCTTGAATAGAAGTTCCAAAAATGTTGATTGAAAAATAATCAAATAGTGGCCTGCAATCTCCAAAGAACACAACTTTATCGCCATCTGTTTGTTGGACTACGATAACCTTTGTATCGCTATCATCAGTTGAATATTCGGCTTTAATCTTGAAGCCTGTTATAAATGTATTAAGATAAGCAATAAGTACCTCATTAATCTTCATAGTTTGTTCCTTTCTACTGTCCTATCAACAATTAAATTTCCTTGTTTTTGCCAAGTGCGTTCGAACCAATGTGAATGAGTGTTAGGAGTACTCCAATTTGTTGTACTATCGTTAAAGTTATAGACATAATTAGCATAGTAAGTTGGTGACTCCAAATAGTAAGTCTTGCCACTTTTTTGTACTCCTGACGCCACTGTTTCACGCCTCAAGCGTCCCCTTGTGAGATTACGCTCGAGTGGGCTAGACATTGGGATAATAGGTGCAGTTAAATTCAATGTTTCAAGGGCGATTTCTTGAACAATCTTATCTGGTAAAGTTTCAAGCAGTTTTTTAGTCTGCCTATTCCATTTCAAATCAACTTTCATTTAACCGCCAGTATCTTATTCTCGACGCGGTTATAAAGCCAATTGTCTTGAACGTTTAGGATCGTGTAAGTCTTATTATCAAAGATTATTTGGTCGCCCTCTTTAACATCGACTGTCCTTTTGACTTGAAAGTAACCCTTTGCCTCTGGGACTGTATAAAGCCCAAACCTTACGCCATCTGATATATCATAAGGACATACTTTAATAGATACGGTTTGTTGGTCTTGGTCATCATATATAGAGTTAGACTGGTTTCGGTTATATTGAATTAATTGGGCTTTTAAGCCGTTTACTAAGAACAATTAACCACCAAAAGGTAAAGATATTCCCCAGTTACTCATCATTGGAGTACCTCTATATAAGTAACCTGCATTAGCTAAATATCTAAGTGCTAATGTTGAGTAGTCAGTATGTAACTCTGCTTCCATACTTCCTGCTTTTACCTTGTTAGCGTCCACAAATGGGATATCATGTTCAATCATGAACCTCATCTGTTCTAAAGACGCATTCTTTATAGGTTGAGGGACAGTAGTATCATTCCAACTATCGTCCCTTCTCGTAAGTGCAACCTGTGACAGTATCATTTGAGATACTGCCTCGATTTGCCAATTTTCTAGAATTTCGGTTATATTTGGATATTTTGCTTGAAATTCTTGTACTGTGAAGAACATATTATCACCAACTATTCAACTGCTGCTGCAGCTAGTTTTAAGATAGCTTCTGGTCTAACTACTTCGGCACCAAACATGATATTTCCTTCAAGAACGAAGTATCCTGGTAATCCTGGGTAGTTTCCATTATATTGAGCCATTGAACTAAAGAACATATCACCAACGCACGCAATTTTATTTGCGAAATATCCTAATACACCACTACCAATTACTGCAGTGTTGATTGGGAATATATCTACACCATAAGCATTAGCAACTACACCTCTATCAACACCCTCTACACCTGCTCTAGTTTCATATTTTAAGATTGAAGTTAAAGCAGCAACTAAATTTCCATAGTTAACAGCTTCAAGACCTAACATATAACCAGTAGTTACGTTACGGTTGAATAAAATCATCTTGTATTGATTTAAGTAGTTAATGTAATCTTGTTGAGTACTTGGAGCCCATACTACTACTTGTCCCTCTGTGTAAGCTTCTGAACCGTCAGTCTTACCAGTAATAGCAGTATTTAATTTGCCATATCCGTAAGTATCGATTTGGTTAGCAATAGCTGAATCTTTCAATCTCATTTGTCCCTCTAAAGTACCCTCAATGTTAGTACCAATCATTAATGGACTAATACTGAATGAGTAATCTAAAGGTAATTCAGTTAAGTCTACTTTTACTGAATTGTAAGTAGTTAAAGCTGGTGTTAATGCAGTAGTAATTTCAACGTTACTTCTTTTATTAATAGTTGGTGCAATTTGTTTTACAACTTCAATGATTGGAGTTCCAGTAGCACGAGCTACTTGCATCCATGAGTCATCAAGGAAGTTCATAAATGTAGATTGGTAATAAATGTTTTCATAAGTTCTTTTAGCAACTGCTTGTAAGTCTAAGTTAATGTTTGTAAAATTCATATATTATCTACCTCCTATTTCTTGATAAATAAATTCTTAATCGGTGTGTTTCTATCTACTTTAATTTCATTAGCAGATGTTCCACCATTGCCTTTTAAAGGTCCTTCGTTAGTTACGTTTTGTGTTGGGAAATATGTTCCTTTAAATTTCTCTGCAATTCCAGATATAGCCTTTTCGTCGTCTTGTTCATCCGCGAAAAGTGATGAACGTAGTTGAGCAACTTCTTCAAACTGCTCTTTCTTGAAACCATGGGACATCATAGTTGTTTTTAAACGTTCGCTTGATAATTCCTTATTGGCTTTGTCTAAGTTACTTACTGTATCGTTATAGCTCTTTTCTAAGTCGGCATATTTTGTTTTAAGGTCGCTAAATTCTTTACCTTTTTCTGCCTCCCAAGTCTTTTTTTGACTGTCAATCCTATTCTCAATTTCAGTTTCTTTGACATAGCCTTTTCTGATGTCTGCTTCAAGTTTTTCAATATCAAAATCTTTGTCAGAAATTTTGACGTCTTTGTTAGTTAAATAATCACTAATTTTCATAAATTCCTCCTTAAATTGGCAAAAAAGCTATAGCAGATGTAGTTTAGTGACTTGCAACTGCCATTGGTCAGATAGAGGCTTTTAGCTCTCTATTTTTTTCGTTTAGTTTTCTGATTTTTGCTTTTGTTAAATCAATTTGCGTTTGGTCACCCATTTTTTGATAAATAGACAAATCGGTCCTTAATTTGGCTTTTGTTCTATCGACTGCCATTATTTTTTGCTGGGTCTTATACTTTTCTGCCCATTCTGGCGAGTCATAAGTATTTGTCTGCATTTGCATAGATGTTTGGGCGATCGTTGGAACGTGCTTGCAGTTTGGGTGACCTAGTCCACCATCCAAGGCATTGCCTATATACGGATAGATGTCGTTTTTTTTACTTGAGTAATACCTGCCTTGCCACTCCATACACCTTGGGCAAGCGAATGGGTGGGCTGGTATATAAAGCAGTGTATTATCGTTTTTTTCGGCATCTGTAAGCGTTCTATTCCAACCAGCTCTAGTTAGGTTAGTGTTGTAAATCATTGTTGTATAGTCGCTTAATGTGTGCCATGAATAAACCTTGCCGTTATGGAAATATGGAACATTTGCCATATACTTGTCATAAGTACCTACGAACTCTTTTAAGTACTCGGCTTTATTTGGTACTTTCTCGGCTATCTTTTGACGTTTCTTGTAATACTCGAGTACATCACCAACAAAGTCGCTTGTAATGTCCTCAATGCGTTTATAATCAACGAGTTCGAAGAATTCTTTGGTTTCCCCCGGCTCTACTATTTCGTTTATCTCATCGACCAACTTTTCCAATTTGGCTGTGGACTTTTTCATTTTCTTACGGTCGCTTTTGTCCCATTTTTTTTCTAGCCAGTCTTTAAATTTGGTAAGTGAATACCCAGCAAGTAAATAAGTGAATAGTTGCTCTTTTGTTTCATTTTCTTTTGTTTCTTGAGATTTTCTGTACTCATTTACTTCATCATCAATAAGCTTTTCGACTTTGTTCATTAAACTTCACCAAACCTAATAGATAGGTCGTCTTGTTCGCCTTTTAATTCAGTAAGCAATTCATCTACTTCTTGTTTGTTGCCCTCGACATAATCATCATCGATAAGCTTATTTAAAATTGGTAATACAACCTTTAATTTTGAACTTTGTGGAATACTTGCTACGCCTTGGATATTTCTCAAGATTTTTAATTTTTCCATGTCCCCAAATTTTTCATTTGGTCCAAAGTCCCAATTTAAGGTAGTTGGTAATTGGTTTTCAGTGATGTTTGCACTCATTTGAGCTTTGATTATGTTTTCAAACAATAAATTAATAGCTGGTGTTATTTGACGCTTGATTGCTTCAATTGTCATGTCTGTTGGGTTTTTACTCATATTGACGTTATCGACATTTTGATAAACGTCTTTTTCATAGCCAAAACTAGCTGGACTTAAACCTGACATTTGAATTACTTGATAATCGTAGAATTTAAACGTTTCCACATATTCTCGAATTCTGATGTTACCTTGTAAGAATTGGAATACTGCGTGTTCTTTATCTCCAGGCATTAATGTAAAGTAATCATTTAACTTACCAACGGAAATGGTCTGGACATTGTAAGTTTTGTTGCCCGGCTTCCAATTCATCATTAAGTCGCCAGTTTGGTAATGTTGTGTTGTGGCAATTCTTGTTTTTGTCTTCTCAACTTCCTCTACGATCGTGTTGAATACGTCCATTTCGGCATATAAGAACTTACGGCTATCTTTAAAGAAGTCTTGTCCAATGTCTACGTTAATCATCACCTCATACGGCTTGATTTCACGTGGCTCGTATTCTTTATCAAACATTGCATTAAATCTATTTAAAGGTATTTCTTGAGCTTCTCCTTTGCCTTTTTCAAAAGCTTTATAAGTAATAAGTGAACTACCATTGACTATCTTGATGTTTCTCTTTAACAAGTAAGTCTTGTCATCTTTTGGATTTGGACTGTCGTATTCTTGAACTATCGTTCCGCTTCTAAATTTGTCATATTCTTGTACAATGTCGTGAATATCTGACTCTTTGAAGCACTCAAGATAAACCTTGCCCTCGAATATGTTCAAATAGATAAATGACTCTTCTTGATAAACTGCTAATTCCAAAGCCTCTTTTAAACTTGGCATTAACCATCCGATGTCTAGTCCCTCAGACTGCGTTACTAATTCACTACCGAATAACTGATTGGTAATAAATTGAGCAATCTTCTTGGCAGATGGTGCTATACAATATTGCTTTTCTTGCGGTATATTGTCCCTCCCATTAGTCACACCAGCTTGTGTTATCTCAACATCTGCTTTGATGTAAGGTGCTTGCAAAGCGTTATATTTTGATTTAATCCTCATGCTTTAACCCCCTCAAATAGGTAGGCACCAACATGAAGCTCGTTTTTAATAACGTCTTTAAAAAGCAACTTATCTGGCTTAATCACCGTTCTTACAAATAGACTTTTAAAGAACTGCCATTTGAATAAGATTGTCACTGGATATACACTGTCAAACACTGTATCTATGTCATCTACTCGTTTTGAACAAACATACTGCCCGTTTAAGTAAAATTTGACTTTCCATCCTTTTTTTAACTTCATATTCTCCCTCCTTTCCAACAAAAAAGAAGCCCATAAGTCTATTAATGACCTACGAGCTTCTTCACTTTAAATAAGCTTTTTTGCCCTTATGTATAAATCATAAACTATCCAATGTAACATTTGGTAACATTGTTTATCTTTTATAACTTTTTTTGTGAACATAATGATTTTTGTATATGTCATATACTTCAACCATACCACATTTTTTACAAGGAATTTCAATGGTTATAGGCACTTCGACTTTTGTTTTTAGTAAGTCGTCTATTGTTTTGTAAAATTTGTCAGTATCAACTTTTAATAAGAAACGTCTACTTGCTTTACATTTAATTTCCATAAATTCCTCCTAAATAACCGGCAACTTGCCTTTGTCTTTCCAATCAATGAATAAATACCTTGAGCCATCTATTGAGTGGTCCATGTCCTTTACAAACGAGTCAATACCTGTTTTAATTGATTTAATCTTGTCATATTGGTATGACCTAAACTCTTCTAAGCTTTCATCAATTCCAGACAAGTCTACGCTAAAGTCTTCATGTATGTTTGTTATGCTGGGTTCTTCTAATATAAACATAAAATCTTTATCAAATAACGATTGCATATACTCTACACCCTCTCGAACTGAACCGGGATACTTATCCGCTGGGATATTTGGTATATTATCGGCGTCAAGTCTGTTAATGAAATGTAAGGCTTCACTATCTACTACGGCGTCATAAATTGGTACATTGCCATATTTCATTTTTAAGTAAACAATAAACCGTCTTAACTGTTCGCTAAAATATTCCGTAGTTGGATTTGTACCTAACTTAGCTGGGCTGTGATAATAAGTTTGCAATCTAACTACTCCCCAGCGTCCAGTAACTTTGTTGTATGCTAACGCCCACGGAACGAATGTTGTTGGGTTACTTGAACCATAGTCTATTCCTATGCCTATTTCACGTATTTTCCAGTTATCAAGGTTTTTAAGTACATTTACCTTATTGAATACCTTGCCTTCGCTAACTACCCATTTATTATAGATTTTTTGGTCTCTTAACGTCTTTGTAGAAAACATTTTAATAACGTTCCTTATTTTATCTGCAGTGTTTAACTTTGGATTGTCATAAGGAAAAAATATCAGCTTAGTACAATTCCTATTATCGATATATTTAACTTTATATGGGTGATTAGCTCCACCTTCTACATTGTATGTTCTAACAAATTTCAAATAAGGGTGTCCTGCATAACTAACCTGACGTCCGACTAATTGGTCAAACGATTCTTGTAATTGAGGCTGGCTATATATTCTCGCCGCCTCATCTACCCATATGAATATCAAAGGCGCACCTAATATTCGGTTAAATGCTAAATAGTTGTTAAAACTAAAGAAGAAAAACCTAATATTATATATTTCTAGGTATTTTTCTTGTTGCGACCATTTGAATAAATAATCTTTATCTTTTTTAAAACCTTGTTTATCTAACATTTCAACCATGTTGTCAGCTACATTACGTTTTAATGCGTCAGTAGTCCAACCAATAATAGCACCATTGAATCTTTCGTTTGGAGCATATTTGTAAAGTGATTCTGCGTATTCTGGCACTGCTAGATTACAACTAAAAGTTTTACCACTTTGTGTTGAACCTAATACATCAATTTCCGGTAGATTTGGATTTACTATTAGTTCTCTTAATTTGTTTTGTTTTTTTGATAGTGTTATTTCCATTCTCTACCATTTCCTTTACACATTCATTTGATGTAATATCTTCTTCGGCTACTTCTTTCTTTGATACTATTATTCCGTTACTATCTTTAACTAAGTAACGGTCTTCACCTAATTTTATAAATTTTCTCATATTATTCCTCCTTATAAGCACCGTACCGACTAACATTGCTGGCGGATGGTGCGCCAGTTCGCTCTCAAATTCATTTGAGCAAGCCACCCGTTATTAGTCAGTACGCCGCCTACAAAGATAGCATTTTGCGGTGGCTTCTAGAATAGAAAGGAAGTGGATTTGCCGCCACTGTCTCGAAAGGGGCTGACTTGGTCTTACATCTTTCGAATGCCAAGTGTTATTTTAATTCACTAATTACAAATGCAGTTCCGGTATCTGCCCACATACCGTAACCATTTTTTAATTTTAGATATTTTCTATCATTATGATATCCATACTCTTTTTTGTTTAAGTTTGTTTTTTTGGTAAAGCCCTCTGGCGCTTCAACCTCTTTTATTTCTTTTTTTGTAGGTTTCTTTTTAGGCACTTTTATTTCTTTTTTTGTGTTTTTCTTTTTAGTTTCTTTCATTCCTGCGTCTTTATTTTCTTCTGTTTTTTTAGTTTCTTTCACTTCGTCTTTTTTAATTTCTTCCATTATTTCTTTCCTCCTTTAATTATGTAAACAACTTCCATTATGGTTAATGACAAACAAATGATTAATGTAATGATTACTCCATCGCTCATTTTTCTTCCTCCTCATATAACACTTTTTCCAAATTTGAATTATCTGTAACAATTATCTTCAAGCTAGGTGTTGATGTTTCGTTGTCTGCGTTATCAAATAGCTTCATATACTTAACAAGCATATCAATAGCCTTAAGCTTGTCGTATGTTTCAATACTCTTACCTTCTCTTGTTTGTTTAATCGTAGAGATGGCTTTTTTCTTATCTTCATCTAATTCGCCTGTGTTTTTGAATAGCAATTTATTATTTTTTATCTCCGCATAATCGGTGCCGTTTGAGAAAGCTATTGCTTTTAGTTCTCGAAGGATATCTTCGGCTTTTATCTCCACCTTTTCGTTAGCTTTTTCAATAAGCTCGTTATATCTAGCCTTTATCGTGCTTTTAGCGGCTAATTCAGTAGCTCTTCTGTCAATAGTGCTTCTTTTCATATTTTCGGCATTATAACTATTGCGATATGCGTCATATTGGCTCATCCCGTCAACTAGATTTCTAACAAACTTTTCTTGTTTAGGAGTTAACATACTAATCACCTAATTCTTGTTTTAATTTATAATCAGCCTCAAGTCTAAACCATACTTGATATTCTTCCATTTTGCTAACCACATCACCAGGTAATTGACTTTTTAATCTGTTCATTTCGGCTATTAGGTTTCTGAAATATGTTTGTACTGTTTTAAAACTATCGTAAGCCTCACGGTCTTCAATTGTTATTTCTTGTACATAGTCTAATGACTCTTGTAGGCTTGTTTCTTTAAAACCAATTGACATAAATAATTCAGTTAAATCGTCTAGGCATTTTTGTATTTCTTCATAATAACTTTGTAGTCTTTCATGATTACTATTCCAATTGGCTCCAATTAAGTGTCTATGCAATATTTGAATGTTGTTAGCATATATTTTTAACATCATTAGTAAGTTCATTAGATCATCTCCATGTATTTATTGTTTATTTCATTACAATAAGCTACTGCTTCTTCTTTATTATCAAATATTTCTTTCATACCTAAACCGTTTGTTACTCGCCATAATTCGTAAACTTCTACTTCTTGGTCTACAATAGTGTCTTTATCTCTCTTGTTCCCCGTAATAGTGTTCTTGAATACTTGTGTAGTGACTGTGATTTTATTTAATTTCATGTGTTTTGGAATATCTCTATTAAATTCCATCTGAACACGATTAGCCTCATCAACCTTTACATATTCGCATTTACAAATTAATCCTGATATAGGTAGTATTAAAACGTTTCCTTCCGTATCCTCATATCTTGCTAATTTGTTTTCGATTGGTTTTACATTTTTATTAAATTTTTTTAGTTCCATTTTTTAATTCCTCCTTTAAAATATTATCTATTTCACTTATTGACAAATAAAGCTGTGGTATTTTATTTGCTTTTTTTAAATTTCGCCAGTGTTTTCTTTCTTCTTTATCCTTAATAGTGCTTGTATTTATCTTTCTTGATTGAATTATCTCGTACAACGGTTCACTTTTAGGAATACTACTTAATTTACGATTAAATTCAGTTATCCCTATATTCATGAATTCTTCAAAGGACATATCTTTATATCTTGCGCAAAAAAATGCATAAGCACTGTTTAAATCTTCCGGATAAGCTAAACAGAAATATGTTTTACTGGCTTTTTTTGGGAGTTTTTTCGCCTAACAACACCTGCCTCAATTCATTACCTAAGCGACTAGCCTCTTCATCAGTTGTTATCTCTAATTCAATAAGGACTTGTTCTGCGGACAAATCAAATAGTATATTAAATATATTCAGAGCCAATTCTTGAGCACTATCATTTATAAACCCCTGTTCTAGCAATCTGTAGTTAGACTCATCGTAATAAGTTTTTCCATTTTTAACAACTTTGTCAATTAAATCATCTTTGGTTAATCCGCTTTCCTTCATGTATTTAATCATTTTAATTCTTGCGTCTGCGTTAATATTAGATAATTTTCTTGCAAATTCTACATTTTTTTTAAATGTTAATTTATCATCATTAACTAAACTAACTATTTCAAAAGTATCTTCATCAATAGTTTTAATTTCAAATTGTTTTTCCATTCTATACACCTCATATAAATTATAAAAAAAAGGATGTAACATTTGGTCACATTCTTATCTTTTTTTCAACACTATTTATTATTCTTGAAATTTGTTGTCTCGTCAAAGCATAATGTTTAGCTGATATCTTGTTATTAGGCCAGCCTAACAACACTTTCTCAATATATATGGCTTTATCCCGCGAATTTATCTTGTCTAAATTCTTGTGAAGTTCTTCTATTTTACACTTTAGCGTTTCTAAATTTTTCGATTTAAACGATATATCTTGCTCAATTTCATTTTTTTTATATTTCAGTAAATCCAATTCGCTCTCCAGAAAAACAAGCTCTTCTCTTAATTTTTGCAGCACTAGCTTCACCCCTTTTTAACATTATATTTTTTCCTGTCCACTCCAACCACTTCTTGGTATAATTTTTTTTGACACAAAACACCTTTTCATAATTCACCTAAACTGTTGAATTATCTTTAGTAACCCGTATAACTGGGCGGACGCCGTAGCCATTGCCCACACCAGTGCCCGTAAGCTCACCTGCGAGGAAGACGAGGAACTCGAAAGCGTAGGAATCGCCCCAATTGCTGAAGTGGGACGGCGACATAGTCCAATATCCATATTCATAATTTGACTTTAAAATGTCTTGTGGCAATCTTTCAGCCTCATCTTTAGTTAGTAATCTTACATAATCTTCAGTTGTCCTTGATTGACCATCAGCACTAACCGTAGTAGTCATTAATTCCATTTTTAGAATATCTAACTCTTTTAAAAATTCACTATTTAAAGTCATTCGGATCGGGCTATCTGCCCACCAAATGTTCTTATAATTAGGATTAAATCTAACATCTTTATCACAATCTAAGAGCCTCTTGTCAAAGTATTTAATACATTGTTCGGGCGATAGTTTGTCCTTTAAGAACAACGTTAATGTATCATCATCTTCGTCAATGATGTACCAGTCATGATTGCTAAACTTTACTATGTTATATAATTCATTGACCTCTTCTTTCTTGAGCTTTTCAATCTCTTCAATGATTTCTTTACATTGTTCTTCTAAATCTTTTAATTTTGACATTTAATCACCTTCCTCTTTATATTCGCTACATTTCTCAAAATGTTCCTTGTCATTCATGGAGTGCATATTTTCCTTTTGCGTTTTAGAACATCTATACCAACAAGTATCCCCAGCTGATGCTACATTAGATAATTTATAATGTTTACAATTAAAACAGTTTTTTTTAAATTTATTTGAAATTTTACAAACGATTTGAGGAATTAAAACGATTAAGGTAATTACTATCGCTAGTATTATTGGAAACATATAATCTCTAAACACTAAATATTTAATTAACTCTTCCACCTACTCACCTTCCTCTTTATCAATTAATTTCAATAAATTCTTTAATTTCTCTTTATCGTATTTGTACCATTTATATTTACTTTTTTCTTTAGCACTAGACCATTCAATATTTCCACATTTTGAACAACAATAATGATAAGTTGTATCTATTACATAACTAAATATTGTTTTAATACCTTTGCCTAAATAAATCATATCTTCATGACAACACATAGATTTTTTAAGCATTATTACCTCTAAATAATATTTCACGCATTGGTATCACCACTATATACAATTTTACATTCTAAAGTATCATCATTCCAAAAATGTCTATCATATACTTCGTGATTTTTAGGATTACTAACCATTTCCATGACATCTTCACAAATCGTTGTTATAGTTCCAAAATAAATTCTATTATTATATTCTCCAATAACATATAGATGACCGTTTTCATCTTCTTTAGCATCATTTAATAATTTTATAAACTCTTCTTCACACATTACCATCACCTTTTACTCTTTTTAAGAATGAATTATATACTTTAATTCTTTCTTCATAATATTTAGGATGGATTAGTTGCGTTTGGTCTAATGGCTTATTAACCATATCTTCTAAATATTGGCTCATAAATTTAATTGTATTTTCCAACCAACAAATAAGTTCTTGTTTTTCTTTTTTTAATTGATTGTTTTCTCGGTGCAGCTCTAAAACTATCTCGTAGACACAATCACTATTTTCAAAGTCTATATTATTCATAAAAATTATTTCTTCATCACTCACTGATATCACCTTTTAATATTTCTAATAAATCTAGCAATTCCCATTTTGAAAATCCCATATTAACAATACCCACTTGCTCTCTTTTAAACCACTCATGTTCTATATATTTAATGGCCTTATCTAGTTGCAATTGTAATTGTTCGTCTTCCTGCTGTAAATTTTCATCTTTTATGTAATCAGCATTAGACTTTATTACATTGAATTTAATTTTATGTTTAACAAAATAATCAAACAATTTGTTTAATTTAATATCTTTGACATTTATAAATTCAACCACAAATTTTATTTTTTCCTCGTTTAATTCACTCATATTGACCTCCACAAATATTTAATAAATCTTTTTTTCATTTGTTTGCCTCTAAACGATAAATATTTTCAAATTCTATTTTATATCTTAGGCACATTTCAGGATTGTTTTGTTCGGTAAATACTCTTATGCCATTCATAACTTCTGAGATGTATTTATCCTTATTATCAACTAAAAGTTTATGAAACTTTGTCGTCCAAGCTTCGATTTCCTCTTCAACTTCATTAGCTATCTTTCCGGCTACAGCTTCTTTTATTTTTGAAACCATATAATCATCTTTAGTCATTACTATCACCTTTTAATATTTCTAAGATTTTTCTCGATACGACATCTTTACCATCGCAGTATTCACACATATCACTTTTTAAATAACTTTTTTTAATATCATTGCAATAATTTTTAATAGCTTTAATTATTGATTTTAGTTGCTCATTTTCTTTTTTAAAAAAACATAATGGACAATATATTTTTCCCTCAAAACCTTGGGCGTGAAAATTGTCAAACCCTACACCGCATATATCACACTTCCATTTACTCATATAACACCTCTTAATCTACCTTTCTGTAAAAATGC